GGTCGCCCGCGCACTGTGCAACGCACATGGGCTGTTGTTGTTATGAACGACGAGATGTTAATCGTCCAGAGTCAAAACAATTGATCCTATATCCCCGGATCAAAATTAGGTGTAATGACTCCTAAGCCTGGGCTGAAGAGACTATTGGGTCAATCAACTCAAACTCATAATCTAACATTAGATATCCAGCTGGGGAGGCAGTTGTAGGTCCAGCATCAAGCCCTAAGACTATAGCTGCTGGCATAAACTGCTCGGGTGCAACTTGGGGGACGGGAGTGGCAAGGGGAATAAAGTTGGCATCGATGTTAGCCTTGGTACGGATGTTCGAGGCAGTTGTGCAAACATACCAAGGTCTAGACTGTTTTGAACGATTAAATGAAATCTTAAAAGTATTATTATTAGATGTGCCCCAAACAGGTCCAGCTACTGACCCCTCAAGGTAGACAAGCTGTGTGACCGTGGTTGGGTACGCGTCCAATAAATCCTAGGTAAATCCTAATGCAACACGACCAGGTTGCGTTGTGGCGCAAACTGGAACCCATGTAACATCAAACTTCAAGACCTTATATCGTTGAAAGTTCATAGCGATGCCACTTACCCAAGCCGGTACGTTGGGTGAAACAGGGCAAACACGAAAAGTAGCGGTTGAACCAACACTAATGGGTTCGAAAAATGGTTCGTTATTTCTAACGATCAGTGAGGAACCTGTGCTGCTGATGTGTGCCCTGTTATGAGTGAATTGCACTCCCACAGCGGTGGGGGGGATGACTAATTTCATCTTTTTGGGGTCATTGTTCTTCTTATTTTTCCTCCGTTTATTCTCAACCATAATTTTACTAAGCCAGATGTGACGTCTCCATACTGGCCCAAGCAACAGGCCAACTTTGCTCGGAAATCAGTGTGTTGATACCAGAGGTGATAAAGTTTTTGTCTCGCTGTCATTGTGGACCGACAGGGTTCAACTGGAAAAAGTTCGTCAACCGCAATTCGTGGTCTCTCCTTGCGCGTGCGTTTCCGCCTGCACAACATCTTGGGTAGACGAAGCTTGTTATTTCGAAACCAATTGATTGAACCAACCACATCATTATAGCTCAGATCATTAGCAATCATGATATCAACAATCGTGTTGTTGTTGGCTATGGTTTTATCCAAATTCCTTGACAACCGAAAGTTTTCAATAAGATTGTAATTCTGAGCTGTGTTAATTAGTTGCAGGTTCACGCCCAATTTGTCATCCTTCAAATACAAACCAAGATCTTCATAAAGGGGGATTCCTTCATACATCACGCAATACATGTTACCAATCGTACTAAGATATTGCCGTAGATGACCAGATCTAATCACATCTGTGTTTATGATATGGTTCAATGAATCCACAATTTTCTTAAATTTCTGTACATAGACGAATCCAGTGGCAGTTCGAATGAATTTTCCACTACAAAATTCAGTATCCAATGGGTCATGATTAAACTTCATCTTACATTTGAAGCCCAAATCAGTGTATCGTTCTTTATAGGGTTTTGAATGCCAGTACGAATAACTGTCATCTCCTTTAAGAACGAAATCGAAACTTCTACAGCAGCTACCGTCCATCTTACAATCCCTTGTGCAGTAGTTACTAATATTGCTGAATGCAGTGGCTATATAGTTCAGTACGCCGTTTCCA